AACCGGTATCGATATCGCTCTTGCCCCAGTTCCCCCCTTCCTTCGTCCGGAAGTAAGTCAATTGGGGCTTGATATGATAGGAAGACTACCGTGGATATTTGCCGTTCGGCCCGGCCCACTGGGGGTGGCCTACATTCTTTTAAGTCTTGGGCCCGAAGATATTGATGAGTTTTTCGCCGGCCTATCTCTTCCATTTGGCTCAGGACCCATTTGTGAAGAAGATCAGGAAGATTGTTTGCCGCCGCCTTCACGGCCCGCCCTTCCCGCACCGGCGGCGCCCGCAGAAGAAGATGAAGAGCCAGATACAGATGATTGCTAGGATTATTTTGTCCCGGAAACTAATTAAATCGGGCAAAGGTTAAAAATATGAAAGGCTTATCTCCAAAATTTCCTGTTGCGTTTGATAATACACTTGGCGCATATCAACTAAACAAGACGTTTAAAGAGATGATTCGCCAAAATATGATCAACTTGTTATTAACGAATAAAGGCGAAAGAGTAATGGATATTAATTTCGGCGTTGGGCTCCGGTCTTATTTTTTCGAACCCATGGTAAGAGGCACTCAGGCCACGATTGCTACCGACATACGAGCCCAGGTTTCGAAATATATGCCATTTGTAGAAATCAATAGTATTGATTTTCATAGCGGCGATGACGCGTCTATTAGTGCAAACGTACTTGGAGTTACTCTTTCTTATCAGATTATACCACTTAGAGATACTGATAGGATTACTATTAGCGAGACCGCACTCGGAATTTAACTAGGGGATTAAGATGGCTTCAAACGCAAAAAAGAAAGTAAAAATGATCGATTATACTAGTCGCGATTACGACAGTATAAAAAGTAGTTTAGTTAACTATGCAAAAAGATACTACTCTGATAGTTTTAAAGATTTTAATGAGGCAGGCTTTGGCTCGCTTGTTTTAGATTCCGTAGCTTATGTTGGCGATATCCTCTCGTTTTATTTAGATTATCAAGTTAATGAGTCGTTTTTGGATAGTGCAATGGAATATAATAATGTTGTACGCATTGCTCGACAGCTGGGTTATAAATATTGTGAAAGCTCTACGTCGACCGGCACAGCTGATTTTTACGTTACGATTCCGGCCGATTCAGTCGGCGCGCCAGATACTAACTATTATCCTACTTTGCGCGCCAGTAGTCAGTTTAGTTCAATCGATGGTAAGCTTTTTAACTTAACTGAGGATATTTATTTTGGCGCAGCCGGAAATGAAGTCCTAGTGAGCGCTGTTGACAGTACTACCAATGTTCCAACTTATTTTGCCGTGAAAGGTTCTGGAAAGGTGATTTCGGGCCGGATTGAAACTGAGACTAAAACCATAGGAACGTTTCAAAAGTTTTTAAGAGTTTCAATCGCCAATCCGGCAGTTACAGAAATGATATCTGTGATTGATTCTGAAGGGCATGAATACTTCGAGGTTTCTCATTTGGCTCAGGAAATAATATACAAAGCAATAAGAAACAATAATGCTGATAAAAACGCTGCTCCGTCTATTCTTAAAGCGGCCCCGGCCACTCGGAGATTTGTTCTAGAAAAATCACGCAATGCAGCATATCTACAGTTTGGTTATGGTAACGATAGTGAGCTCACAAATCAGTCGGTCGTAGACCCGTCTAAAATAACACTACAGCTGCACGCCCGAGATTACTCTACAGAACAAGAGTTTGATCCAACGAACTTAACAGCTACCGACAAGTTTGGAGTTGCACCCGCGAACACCATTTTGACAATAAGATATAGGATTAATGATGCTGATGATGTCAATATTGCGTCAAATACTTTGACCAATGTAGTTACGCCCCTGCTAGAGTTTGAAAACCAGGGATCACTAAACCCCGCCAAGAGAGGCACGGTGCGGCGCTCTTTAGAGGTCAATAACGAATCGCCCATTTTAGGCGACGTATCGCTTCCTTCAACAGAAGAAATCAAACAACGGGTGTTTAGTTATTATGCAACTCAGAATAGAGCCGTGACAATCGAGGATTATCAGGCCATTGTATATGCAATGCCTCCTAGCTATGGGGCGGTGAAGCTCTGTGCAATGGGTAGGGATTTTGATTCTTTTAAGCGCAACCTTAATTTATATGTAATGTCAGAAGACAGTAGTGGATTTCTAGTTACCACCAATGCAACTATCAAACAAAATTTAAAAACGTGGCTTTCTAGGTATAAAGTAATAAATGATACTATCGATATTCTCGACGCGCACTCAGTTAATTTTGGAGTTGAGTTTTCTATAGTGACGGATTACTCTAAAAACAAATATGACGCTTTAAGTGCGGCCAATGCAAGATTGAGAAATTATTTTATTAATCATCCATATGATATTGGTGAATCGATTTATATCACGGATATTTACAAGGAATTGCAGCGCGTTCCTAATGTTATTGACGTATTAGATGTTAAAATAATAGGAAAAAATGGCGGCCTTTATGCAGACGTGGGTTATGATTTTAATGCACACCTTTCCAACGATGGCAGATACATTACTAGCCAAAAAGATACGGCCTTCGAAGTTAAATACCCTAACAAAGATATCCAAGGAACGGTAATATAATGGCGATTAAAAGGTATATAGCTGATAAAGACAATACTATTACTAATGCATTTCGCTCCTCTCTTTTGGATACGCAAAGGGGCACAGGCTCTAATATGGGCGCCGCAGATGTTCTCGAAACATTTTCGATTTATGGAGAAAGTTCAGGCTCTAACGGGCTTTCTCAGGAGCTTTCGAGAGTTATTATACAGTTCCCTGTTTCAGATATTTCTGCGGATCGTACAGCCGGGACCATTCCGGCCAGCGGCAGTGTAAGCTTTTATCTTAGAATGTATAATGCTCGTCATGCTTTTACGTTGCCTCGCAACCTAATCCTCGCTATACAGCCAGTATCGACTTCTTGGGAAGAGGGCGTTGGCTTGGATATGGAGGAATATAAAGACGTCACTCATGACAACAGTGGTTCAAACTGGATCCGTAGAGGAAAAGTGGGTGAGTGGACCGCAGTGGGGGGCGACTACTTAAGCAGCCCGTCGTATACAGCATCATTCCCAGGCGGCTATGAAGATCTCAAGGTTGATATATCCGAGATTATAGAAAACTGGATTACCGGAAGCAGCGGCGGCGAATATGAAAATTATGGATTAAGCGTAAGAATAACAGCCAGCCAGGAAGCTTATTTTTCGAGTTCGGTTGGTGCAAATAGCGGGAGCCTCATCCAAAATACGGTAGGCTCTACAGAATCATATTATACCAAGAAGTTCTTTGCTCGTTCTTCGGAGTTCTTCTTTTCACGCCCCGTAATAGAAGCTCGTTGGGATTCTCGTGTTAAAGATGATCGAGGAAACTTTTATTATAGCAGCTCACTAGCTCCCGCGGCAGATAATCTTAACACTTTATATTTGTACAACTATATCCGTGGAAAGTTGGTGAATATTCCCTCTGTGGGGACAGGAAATATTTTAGTTAGCCTTTATTCGGGATCCACGGTGCCATCTGGCTCCAAACTGGCATTGCCGATCGGCGGTGGTGTAGTGGCCGCCAGCGACTTAAATGTTACCGGCGGCTGGTACAAAACAGGGATTTATAGTGCTTCGATGGCGGCTACGGGAACTCTTACGGCGCTATTTGATGTGTGGCACAGCGGCGGTACAGAGTTGTTTACTAGTTCTATAAGCCCAAATACACTGCTGGGATTTAATAACGCTCCGACTGAACAATATGCTAGTTCTATAAGCAACTTAAAGGCCAAGTATCGTCGTTCCGAAACCGCCAGATTTAGACTTTTTGTAAGAAACAAAGACTGGAGTCCGACAATATATACGGTATCTAGCAACAACCCATCAAACGAAACCATTGTAAGTGCTTCCTACAGGGTATACCGAGTGGTGGACGATCTAGAAGCCGTAGGATATGGCACTGGCAGCGATAAGAGCACTTATTTATCGTACGATGTTTCTGGCAATTATTTTGATTTAGACATGTCTTTGCTTCAATCAGATTACGCATATGGAATTAAACTGTCATACTATAATGGATCTAGCGGCGACTGGGTGGAGCAGCCAGAAGATTTTAAATTTAGAGTAGAAGAAAGCTAGCTATGAGCATTAAAAGTCTTTTTGATAAGATCAAGATTACCAAATCCTTAGTCAACAAAACAGCTGAAGATATTGGTGCGGAGGTAGAATCTGTTAACTATCACGAAGCAGATATTCTGGATGAATCTAGATTTATACCAGCGGTAGACTTTTCAAAAGCAGAAAACTTCGCGCGCTACGGCTCAGCAAAAAAATATTATGAGGATGCCATACAAAACATTTTTAAGACTTATCCGTACGATGGCTCATTATATGAAAAAATAAACTGGGGAAATAGTTCTTCTTATATAGATCTTCATATTCTTGATAAAGAATACCCGCGCACCAATGGATATGTTAACTTTTCTCATGGCGGATGGGGGGCTGCAGGGGGTAGCACACGAAATGGCTATGGTTTACCAAGCACTCTTGAATATATTAGTCTTTATGGCGGCCCGAATACAAAAAGCACCTCTCCACAAACCCAAGGCGCAAACATATGGGATCCGACCAACAATCGAGAATCCAATCTGGAGTTTGATTTAACTGAGGGGGTGTCGGTTGAGTTTTGGCTTAAGAAAGACGCCTTCATTACAGCCTCTACTGAGAAAGAAGTTATCTTCGATCTTTGGAACTATGCTAATAGCGATAGCGCGACTTATGGTCGTTTTAGAATAGAACTTACAGGCGCCGGCCCCGCTCAGACAGGCGCAGACCCGTTCCGAGTTACGCTTCTGTCTGGGACAGTGGGGATCCAGAGCGCGTCGGTGTGTGCTTCTACATTCACGACCGCTTCGGTTGCTGACGGCAACTGGCACCACTACGCGTTTACATTTAAATCCGCTAGCGCCGGAGTTACTTCGCGTTTTTATGTTGACGGAGATCTTAATCAGCAAAGCACGCTAGGGACTGTTGGAATTAATAAGGTTACTGGTTCAATGATGGCGTATATAGGCGCCCTACGCACTCAGATCTCCGGCGGCGCCGCAGACGAGGGCGCCGGCAAGCTATCAGGATCTTTAGATGAGTTCCGATATTGGAAAGAACAGAGAAGTTCAAAAGATATTGGCCGCTATTGGTTTACTCAAGTGGGGGGAGGGGCGAATAGTGATCTTGCCAACACGTCGTTGGGAGTTTATTATAAGTTTAACGAAGGCATTACGGGGGTCAAGGCCACCGACGCGACAATATTAGATTATTCTGGGCGCGTAAGCAATGGTACATGGACTGGATATGCCGCTGGGGCGCGCTCAACGGGGTCGGCGATCGTCATCTCTGCGGCTGCTACTAAAGAGTTTAGAGATCCTATTGTTTATAGTTTCCATCCTGATGTGACAGCGCTTTATACATCGTTGGGCGCCACTGGTTCGGTTCATGATTATGCAAATAATGCGTCTTTGTTCGCTATGTTTCCGTCGTGGATGCAAGAAAAAGACAGCGAAGAAGGTGGCGGCTTATTAGACTTAACGCAAATTATGGCGAGCTATTTTGATTCGCTGTATTTACAAGTTGAAAGTCTTAACAAAATAAAAGCTCATGAATATGTAAGCGGTTCTGACAAGCCAAACGTTTTTGCGAATAGATTACTTGAAGGCCGCGGCCTTTTAGCGCCAGAGCTTTTCTTGGACGCAGACGTTCTAGAGAAGCTTGCAGACCGTAGTGAGAATATGCTTTATAGCAGTTCTCTGAACGACATTAAAAACACGATTTATCAAAATATATACAACAATCTAATTCAGATATATAAGTCAAAGGGCACTGAAAAGTCTTTTAGAAACTTAATTCGCTGCTTTGGTATAGATGAGGAGA